CTCTCCCTTCGGGGGTTCTGACCAGCCTGTGGTCATGCTCTTGGTCATCAACATGGGTCGTGTCTTTATGCTCGGGCTGGATCGTAACTGATTTCTTGGCCATTGGGTCGTGAGCCAAGCGCTCGGTTGTCACCAGATTAACTCCCTTCAGCTCCGACACCCAACTAAACAAGTCAGACAACTCACTTTCCGTCGCAATTAATGTAACAATATGTTGTTGTTCCGCCATGTGTATCACCTCCTTTCTTTTTTAGGATAAAACTTATGCAGCTTTCTTGAGCGTGCGAGCCTTGTTCTTGCTACCTTTCGGCCTACCCGGCCCACGCTTTGCCACCACCACACTCGGGGCCTTGCTCTTACTACCCTTTGGCCTACCCGGCCCACGCTTGGCGATCTTCACCACGTTTGGTGACTCAATCTTGGATTTCTTGCGCTTCCGATATGCAGCCTGACGCTTTGATTTCGCCAACTCGGCGGACACCTTATCAGCTTTGGCTTTCGCTTTAGCCTCTAGCTCGGCAGAGGACATCTGCTTGGCATATTTAGCCCAGCCAGCGTTCTGCTTGGCGCTAGTCTTGCCGTTGATCCTGCACTCCTCATGGTGGCGATCCTGTAGGCTATTCAAGACTGAGAACGCCTTGATCTGAAGGGCGACCTCGTCTAGGTTGGTTGCCTTGCCAGACTTAAGGTCGGATATTGTGCCGAGCAGGGAGTTCCGTGCATCGTTGCTGTTATTGATCTTCATACTCATACTATTATGGTTCCTTTCTTATTTGTGTCAGCGTTACGCCAACGGGTTTATGGTTATGAGACTGAGTATTTAGTGCTAAACGCTTTACCAGTCACTTCTTTCCAGACTCTCTTGGCTTCCAAAAGGGCCTTTTCATTCTCAATCCTATCTTGAGAAATTTCTTCCCTTGTGAGAAGGGGGCCAGCGACTTTCCCTTTTTTTCTCCTTCTCTGATTCAAGGCTTTTTGTCTTTGAATTATTGAATTTACTATTTTGCTGTCACAATTTCGCCAGCGTTTATCAAGGCATTCTTTCGAGCAGTACCGATTCATCGCAGGGTACTTATTGCTACCTCTGTATATTTTGTATTTCTCAGGGCTATCATGCTCAAATCCTTTTGCTATTTGTTTCTTCCATTTTTCAAAAGTTTTATCTCTTAATGGCCTAGTCTTAAATTCTTTCCCGCATTCCGAACAGTTTAAGGTGCGGCGTTTTAGCTTGCCGTAATGTTTCTCTTCTGTTTTGTCAGCCTCTCTTCTCTTCTTTTCGTGATAACATTCGACACCACCGCAGGTATTTTTTAGCGCGTGATTACTTTTAAATTCAACACCGCAGCATACGCATTTCACATCGTAAAGTATGGCTTCTTTCCACGCTTTTTCCGGATTACCTTTTAGCTTGTGGTATCTTTTCCTTGCCTCCATTGTGCGCTTTTTCTTTCCGCATTTAGTACGACGATCACCGCAAGCTAAAAAATCTACATTAGTAAGATCGTTTATCTGCTTTCGATGGCCAATAAATTCCTGTTTACAGGCACAACATTTTAAAATGGGGCGAGAATCATCTGTTAATTTGATTCCTAACTTTTTGCATAATTCTCTCCATCTGTTTAATTTCTTATTAAACCAATATCGCTTGGCAGATTCGTCGCTAATTCTTCTTTTGTTTTTGAGAGTGCATATAGAAGAGCAGCAATGCGTGTTTTGTTTTCCGGGGTTAATTACATAACTTTTTCCACATACCTTACAGTTGGCTTTCGGATTCTTATATGCTTCTCCAAAGTACATTGCTTACCTTACCGCTGACATCTCTTCTCTTGCTTCTCCAAGTGTTCTCTGAGCATACGCATTTCATATACGTTACTTGGCGACCACCTGCCCGACAGTATGTTCTCCTTTAATTTTTTACTGATCTGATCTCCTATTGGTTTAATGTCTCCGCCCATATCTGGGTGGCCGGCGTCAGTAACAGACTCTATTTTTCTCTCAATCATTTAAGGCGCTCCAACTTAACGCTAATAAGTCCCTTGCTAAGAGGTGATAGTTTTTTGAATGCGGCCTTACTCAAATCTATCCCACGCTTGAGATGTTTTGCTGGCCCACGGTCATTGATCCTGACCACTACCGACTTGCCTTGATAGGTAACACGAAACCGTGTCCCGAACGGCACGTCCCACATGGCTGCCGTTAACTCGCTTGGATTGAATGGTTCACCCGATGCGGTTGGCTTGCCTCGGTACTTCTCTCCGTACCATGACGCTACTGTTGTTTTGTTTTCCTTGCTGGACATGGACATGGCAGCCGCAATCCCCAGCGCTAATGATAGCGATACGATTATTGATTTCATTTTAAGTTTTCCTTTCTCTTTTTTCTCTCGTCGGTGTGCCGCAGAAGCACCTCAAGTTTTTCGTAAGACTCCATAGATTGCCATTCCTTGCTGGCATACTCCGGTGGCCTTAGTTTCCTTAACGCCTTTGCTTCTATCTGACGCACCCTCTCTCTTGTTACCTGTAATATCTCCCCTACCTCAGCTAATGTTTTCAATTTGTTCTTTTACGCGCTTATTATTTTGCAATCACTTTTAGTTTCTATCCAGACAGTAGCTCCGCACGGAAGAGGTTTGTCTGGCCTATACACTACCTTCGCTGGCCCGTCGATGCTAACCTCCGAACCGTAACTGTTATCCTTATATGTCTTGAGAGATATTGGAGGCTCTCTCGTGCCTGACTTACGATTCTTTCTGATCGTATGCTGGTTAATATGTATTACCTTTTTCATTTAGGCAGACTCCTCAATGTCTTCTGAATACCAAGGGTCTAGTCGCGGGTTAGGTAAAAGACTTACGCTGTCCGCCCATTCAGTTGGTACTCTCAATGTCTCTTGATCTTTCACCATCTTGCACGCTGATATGGGGTCTCCATTGGAGCATACATCTATAATGTTAGCTGCGACGAGAGGCTCAACATCTATCTCGAAATAAGTAGAGTGTCGCTGCCTGTTCAGACTTGCCCTCATGTAAAAGAAGTTCTCATTACCTTCACTCTTAGGAGACAAACTCTCTAAGCCGTGAGCGTCTATGATTCCTATATATGTTTTAAGTTTACTGCTCATTATCACTTATCTATTTTCCCTGAGTGAACCAAATCAAACAGAGGTTCTCTTACTGTTTCTATTATGCCGAACAAGTCATCGAACATTTTATCTAGCCCCTCGCTTTCTAGCTTGTAGGGTTTAATTTCCTGTTCAACTTCTGAAGCTGCACAATGTATATTCTCTAGTCCTTCTAGTATTTCTTTATAGTTCATTAATGTTCCTCCGGTATTATTAAGACCTTACCCTCTTGCCAGAAGTCCCACTCACCTTCGGGGTGGTCGGTGAACTCTATGTCTTGACGAATGAACGGGGTCTCCCCTGAGTCTGCTCGTGCCGTAAGTATAGCTCCATCGCTATTAACCTTCAGCCTCCAGAGTATCCACCCCCTGTGCTTATCCGCATACTTCTTTAGCTCTACTTGGTAAGACGCTATCGCATCTATTAACCAGTAAGCCTCAGCAATATCCGCATGAGCTTTAACTCCGTCTGTATACTTAAGCCCGAACAAGTGCCGCCAATAATTTTCAGTACCTAGTGTTCGGTTCGATCTATCTTCCCTTAGTTTCTTTTCTTTTGTCATATATTTTTAGTGCGTTATTAATGTAAATGTTGTTGTGATAATAATACCTATCAGCTATGTCCTGTAACTCATCCTTAGGCACAACGATTCCTGTTGGGTAAGGCGAGTAGGCAGGACGGTAGTACGCCTGAGGTTTTACACCCAAGATACCAAGCTGTTCTGTTATACTGTTGTAGTCCTCCCCGTACCCCTTGCCTACGAGGACAACTGATGAAGGAAAGTGATTAAGTATTTCGTCAATCGTTGCATACTTTCTTATGCAGCTCCTTCCGTTTCGATAGCGACAACCGGCTTAACATCTAACAGCCTAGGAGCCACCTCATCAATGAACTGAAGAGCCTCGCCAACTGTTTCAACTCCCAGAATTGCACTTACCTTTACGTGTCGTTGGTAATCGCGGGAGCCGCACTCCTCTAGTCTTTTGATTTTCTCCTGATGCTCTTTATACTTCTTAAGTTTGTCACCCTTAAGATTAAGAGCTGCCTCTCGGTCGCGTCTTCCGTAATGATAGTGGCTAGTAATCCTTTCACCTGTATCGACAGGCTCACAGGCATTCTCTAATAGCTGGGTTTGTAGCTCGTTAATCTCAGCACACCTACGCTTGATCTGCTCTTGTATTTCGGTTGCCCCAATGGCCTCTTCCCATTTTTGTTGCGCTGATTTTATTTGAACCTGCGCTGCTGCCACCTGCCTGTTGTGTTCTTCGGAAGCCATTTCAACCAAAGCCTCAACCAATTTGTTTTTCTCGGCTGGCTTTAGTTTTCTTCCCGGGTCTGTATTTTGTATTAGATGTAACATAATTACCTTTCTGTTTGTGTTTGTTATTTTTCCTTGATCGCTATGTTCCTGAGGAACGCTGTCATTACACGGATGGATGACTTCACATCGTTTAATATAATGAAGTTACCCTTACCGTACAAATTCTCACCCGTGCCTTCGTCGAACGGGTTGCATATACCGACACCATATAATCTTATACCAAGCATATGTCTTACAAAGTTAGAGCAAGCGCCGGTGTGTTCGTAAGCCTGTGTGCCTCCGTAACCTGATGCGTGAGGTGCGCCGTCGCTAATCACGAACATGATCTTCTCGTCGTAACCAATCGTGCTTCTATTAAATCTCTCACTAACATACTTGATTGCGTACCCGTCTGAGTTCATGGACATAGCATCAATCGCTCCAAGCATATGACTTCTATCGACTCCATCATGTATGATGTCATGTATCCATAAGTTCTCGTCACTTAGCTTGCTTGATTTTTGATTTCGCTCGTTAACAATAAGCTCACTTTCATAGTCGTACTTGGTTGCCAGTCCGGACTCTGCGGTGTGAGTGTATACACTAAGGTTTATCCCTTGGATTTGCTTAAGTGCCTCAACTAGGACGATTGCCATTCGGTTTGTCTCCTCCATTTTCCTGCCACACATTGAGCCTGACCTGTCCAGTAGCAGCCCGACCGCTATCTTCTTACTCTGCATGACCTCCTGCCGCTCAAATATGGAAGGGTCTTGTTCGTGTCCCAACTTGTATAGAGAGTGAACATCAAGGTCGCCGGACTTATGCCCATGAGAATAGGTGTCGGTGTTATTGTTAAGGAAATCAAGTGAACCTAACACGGATCGAACCTCACTCTTTAGTTCGTTTTTAATGCCGTCATAGCTAGACTTGTATAGGTTGTGGTAGTGTTCGCTGTACTGGTAAACCTGAAACCTTTTAGGCGCTCTAAGTCCAAGCTCTGGTATCTTTGGCTTAATGATTTCGTCTAGCTCAGACGGCTCATCGTCCACCCTGTCCATAGCTTCACCAAACAGGTTGCCATCGGTTTGGGTAGGGGCATCATCGAAGTCATCGACACTACCAAAATCAAGACCATCTACCTCCTCCGGCTCATCCTCACTTGGGTCTCCGCCTGCTCCGCTGTCCCCGTCATCACTATCCTCATTCTCCTCCGGCTCATGGCTTACTTCAGGTTCGATGCCGTCGTCGTCATCATCGTCATCAGCCTTTGCGAAGTTATGATTAATGTAGTCGGTAATAGCCTTGGTTTTTATGTACCTCTTTCGAGCGTGCTTCTTTAAGCCTAGGCCTTCTATCATCTCCATCACAAGCTGCATCCTCTCGTCGTCCATCAACTGCTGGTCGTCAGGATTAAGAGTGTTGTATGCGGCAGCGATAACGGCAGCCCTCGGTGTAATGTCAGGCTTCTCCCCCTCGGGAGCATCGCTGTCAATATCTAGCTCGCGACGTATTTCCTCCTTGCCCATCTTACTGTAATGATTCTGGTGAGCATTAAAGAACGCAGCGAAACCCGGCCAAGTCTTGACTACCTCCATCCTCGCTATGGCTTGCTCGATTGCCTCCCATAGATAGTACGGAGCCTTGCTTTTCTCAGGGTTCAACAGCTTATCACTTTGAGCATCATTGAAGCACGGGTTGCTGGCTGTTTTCTTCATAACCGATGCCATCAATGCCGCCCCTGACATTATATCAATAGCCTTAGTAGTGGACTCAACCTGATCCAATACACCCGGATCTAATACTACCGTGTCAGATGAAGGGCTGTTAGTTACATTAGATGAGCTGGCAAAGCTAAGCTTTAGTGACTTCTCACCCTTGCGGGTTGCGCTATTACTCAAACTGTTAAGAGTCTGTGCAATGTCACGCTTAGCTGCGTCCCGCTCCCCCTTGTCGGGGTCTTCGTCAGACGGAGCCATGCCAAACCAGTTGCGGCCCCAGCCTCTGTCCTTCCAGTTCTTATTCTTGAACCGCTTTGCGGAGAGAACCTCAGTTAAACTGAACTCGGCCTGTGTTTCCGGGCCGTCTCCGTAATCATCGTTTGCGTATTTTATTTCTTTTTCCCAATCAAACATAATCTATTACCTTTACAGTAGCTCCACACCTGCAAACAGCTTAATCAACTGAGAGCGTTGACTGTCCACGCCTTCATCTGAGTAGCTATTAAGCACGGTGTATTCAAATGCCTTGTTACCTATCTTGTGCCACAACTTACAGGCAGCCTCCCATTGGCGATAAGTAATGGCCGCGTCGTAGCTTCCAGTACCAACCACCCTCGTCTTGTCGAGTACCTGCTGGTGTATAGTCCCGCACTTGTTTGCAACATCCTCCGACACCCCTGTCTTGGCTTGCAAGAGAGAGCTAAGAAGTGACGAGTCCATGTCGGGGAACTCAATCTTGGCGGTGAACCTAGACTGCATACTCTCGCACATCTTGTATGTACCTTGGTATTGAGTACCCACGTTGGCTGTTGCCATGAAGATCGTACCCGGAGCCACTCGCACCATGCCGTAGCCCTCAACGTAGGTCTGCCGTTGGTCTGGGTCTAAGATTTCATACAAAGCATTCTGAACGTATGGGCTAAGTCGGTTCCACTCCTCCACCCTGACAATCACATTGCCATGAGTGATGGCCCGGACAAACTCGGACTCAACGAACTTGGTGCTGCCATTCTCCGCACGGATACCGCCGAACCAATGCCCAGCCTCACGGGTAATGGCGCAGTTTACAGAGTGGAACGGCCTACCGTGCTTGGCGGCAAGCCACCGAACACACGCCGACTTACCAGAACTAGGGCCACCTCGTAGCTCCACATTCTGAGGACTCTCATCGCTTAACTGCACGATGCCATCAAGCATGGCGACCACATCCTTGGACAACTTGTAATGCTTATCCAATTCAGGGACTTCAGGGTTGAACACCTCGGTCTCATCACCCGCTGCCGGCTTGCTGCCTGCCCTGTGTATTGCCAGTTCTCGATTCAGGGACTTGATCTTTGTGTCCTTTTGCTCCACTTGCTTGGCCCAAGTGACCCTCTCGGCATCTCTTGCTGATATGACGAATCCATTAACATAATCTGTTAGGTAACTCTTCTTGTCAGCAATCAGCTTGTTAACGTCAAACCCGTCCGGGTCTACGTCTAGTCTTGTGTTCGGAGTATCCTCCGTGTTATCTTTCGGCGTTGTTGTTACCGTTGCCGTCTCTGCCTCCGGGTGGGGGCGGCTTTTCTCCTCATTCATAGTTAGTTCTTTCCAGTTATTATCACGCATAGCCCTAATGACATTGCGTAGAATAGACCCAGCGTTCTCATTGGTCATCAAATCCACCGTGTCTTTCAACAGCTTAGAGAATAACTCAGCCCTGTCCTTGTAGCCGCTAGGCAAAACGCGCCCCGGCTCTAGTTGTTCGTTGACATATCGTATGACTTTGATTTGACCGATAGGGTTAGCGTCCTCAAACAAGAACCCTGCTACCTTTTCTAACTCGCTCACGCTAATTTCTTGCGCTGCTTCTGTTGTTACTTCACTCATATTACAATAGGTTTGCCAGCTTCAGAGCAGCCGACTTGCTCAATTCCTCAGTCTTACTAGGCTTAGCCCCACCCCTGCGTTTCCACTTACCGCCGGGTCGCCATGCCCCTTGACATGAGTGATACCAAACGGCATCTGTCCCGTCCGATAACTCATGCGAGCCAGTTTTCTTAGCTCTAAACCCGAACGATTTCAGGCTGTCTGCTATGCCGGCGAACAAGGAGCTACCCCTGCCGCCTCGTATCCATATCCAATCCCTCTCTATTACAGAGTGAGACTCCAGCTCTGGGTGGTTAATACGCAACCACTCCAACACCTCTTCTTGAGTAGGTTTAGTTTTCATTTTCTTTTATGTATAATTTCATCGACTCTATTAGCTGCGGTTCTGAGTTATATAAATGAACCACCTCATCTTCCCTGTAAATTGCCACCTTGCGAAAGAACTGCGCTTGCAAGTACCAAGCAATCTGAAACATTCCCTCGATAGGTCGCAGCGTGATTGTGTGCCAGACCATTAAGCCGACACAAATTGGTATATTTACTGTATATATTTTGATTACATCTAACATAGTAAAGCTCATTAAAGGAACGCCCCCGCCAACCGAAGCTGACGAGGGCTAACCCTTGTATCTATGAGTAGGCGCTTTAACTTGGGTGCGCCAACATACCCTTTCCCTTCGTCGGGGAAATCTTCTCCCTCCTATAAGAACCCTTGCCTTTTTTCGGTTTGTGAACTCGGGTTCCGGTGTTCCACTTAACCAATGCTCTAGCTTTCATATTTTATTTTGTACCACCATTTGTGAGTAAAGCATACAGCCATTGCGTACATTAGACGAACCACATATGCCACGCCGGTCACTACAAAGTAACCTTTTATGTAAGTTAATATAATCTCCATGTCAGTTAAGCCTTATCCGGCCAAGGCGGGTCGTAATCGGCCCCGTGGACGATGATGTTGTCATGCGCCCAAATAATTGTCTCGATGGCATTGTCCCTAGTTGCCGTTCCTTCCGGCTCTATCCCGTCACGGATTGCCTCCTCTTGATTTTCAATCCAAACGCGAATCCGATCCTCTAGTTTTTGTTCCGATTTTGTCATTAGTTAAGGCTTTGATCGTGGCTTTGTTTAATATCAATGACTGCCTCAAACAAACTGGAGCTTACAAAGCTGAGGATTTTACTTATGTTATCATCTTCATCTGACTCGTATACCCCACCGCATCTGATTACTTCAGCAAATAACTTTGTTAGCTCAAAGCCGAAGTCTATATCCCTCATCAACAGGTACGATGCCATGATTTTCACCTTGCCCGGTGCGTCGGCGAAGGTATCTATATGCTCAAGCACTTCTAAGCCTGAGTCTATCTGCCCAATTTGTGGGTGCTGCAAACCGCAACCAAAGTTTTCTGGTGTCACCTCAGTAACAGAGGGCTTGCTCATACTGTCTATGTATTTTTTTACTTCTGGTCTCATAGTTGTGATACTTCCTGCTTAAAATTCTTTATAGCTTTACGCAGACTGGTGCTGGTCTTGCCGCATTCACTAGCCATCATTTTTTCGTGCCTTAGTGTGCTGATGAAGGCCTCAGCTTTGCTCATTATGGATCGCTTTATTCTGCGCCTCCGCTTTTCGACTAGCAGTTTCTCTTTGCGCGTCTTTTTCTTTTTCTTTTCTTCTTTCATATCTTTCAAATAACTTGTCCTTTAATTCCTTAGTAAGGTTATTCCAAGATGTCAGCACCATGCGTGCAACCGCATCCTCCTTCGCCATCCATGACAGAAGAGTCCTTATCTCGTCTACATGAGCAGCT